CGTCCCAATGCCCAATCTACCATTAGCTAAGTCAAATCTAAATTTTTCAGATAACGTAACAACGGAGTCAACAGCTGTTTGTTGTGATGATGCATATGCAATTTTAATAGAGTCTTCATCTATTGCTACATAGTTGCGGCGACCGCTAAAGTTGGCAAACGTACTTTTCCAATCAGAAGAGCCTTCTTGTTTTACACCATATCCTATGTATATACCACCGCTACTTCTTAGAAATCCAATACTAGCTATATGGTTATTCCCATTGTACCTGTCTGTTAGTGCAAGAGTCCCATTTGTAGCACTGTCTGCACCTGCTATAATAGCTCCACTTACATCAAGCTTGCCTGCTGGACTAGTCGTCCCAATGCCGACGTTGCCATTATATAATAAACTCATTACATCTAAAGTAGGAGTAGAGCTGTCTGTCGTACCAGCTAGTCTAATGTCCAATCTAGTGTATGGCAAGTTGTTATTTACATTTTGCTGTCTAGACAACATAAAATCTACAGCACTGTCTTTTCTGCTTGGGTAAGATGGGTCTACCACATCTCTCACCAATCGTAGTACCGATTCCGCTGTAGTTGTGGAAGTAGTTGCAATATCTGGCCCGTGAATTTCTAATGGTACGTTTGGCGATGTCGTCCCAATTCCAACGTTGCCAGACGAATTTATACGGAAATGCGCTGTTGTGTCTGTTAATACTGTAAATGTATTAGTACCTACGTTCACAGAACCCCAGTCAAAGGAATCGTGTCCAATGTTGAGGGTGAGATTTTTATCTGTTGTTGGTCTGAAATAAGCTGTTGACCTATTTGTTTGTATGCCATAGCCTCGCATCTCAGTAAAAGCTCCGTCTGAATGATACGCTCTAATAGCTGTATCTACTCCAGCAGACCCATCACCTGTTTGAATGTTGACAGAAGGACTCGTCGTCCCAATGCCTACGTTGCCAGTATTACTGATGCGCATACGTTCAGCAGGCGCTCCAGCCCCAGCTGCCGCAGTCCAAAATGTAACAACGCCATCACTTGAGCGACCAATTCCAATTTGGGCCGTACCCTTTGTGGCATCACTAACCAAACTTCCACCATCAAAGTAATTATTATATCTTAAAAATACTTGCGTTACTCCTGAGCTAACCGAGAACCCAGCCACAGACGAACTTGCACCTATTGCCAATTGGTCAACTGGCGCCGTCGTCCCAATGCCGACGTTGCCAGAGGAGTCAATACGCATAGCTTCTGTGGCGTTTGTTTCAAAGGCCATAGAGTCGCTAGTGTTCCTGTAGATAATTTTCCCAATAGCATTGTTAGCTGTATCTCCGAACAATAATCTTGATGACCCTATTGTTCCAACTGTGCTTAAATAAAAATCTGTATTACCGTCTGAGGTTAAGTTGTAAATTCTTGCAGATGCACCAGCTGCTTCAACGTCTAATAAATGATTGGGACTCGTCGTACCAATACCGACGTTGCCATTATCAAAGATGCTTGAGTTGCCAACAGCACTTCCGCTTGTCCACTTCGTTACATAGTTGGTGGTTCCTGTTCCTGTTACTGGATTGGTAAGAGCGCTTTGGTATTGAGGAATGTTCAGCACACCCGTTCCGCTATTGTACGTAGCAGCTCCAGAAGTTCCAGTAGTAGTCAAGGAGATGGCACTACGCGCTCTTGCGTTGGTGAAGTACAGATTTGACCCCTCCGTAAGGTTTGCCGTAGTAAATGGAGCAAGAGTTACCGTAGCAGTAAGCGTACCAGCATCTTGCTGGGTGAGCGTAAGGATGCCGTTAGACGTGTTGTACGCAAAGGCAGCGATGCTGTCGTTGTATGCCGTGTTCCAGTTGGTCTGGCTTGACGTAGAAGGCAAAGAGTATCCAGCAGAGAAGCCAAGAGCAAGCGTTCCGCTCGTAGTAATGGGAGAGCCAGAGATACTAAAGCCCGTAGGTACGGTCATTGCTACACTAGTAACAGAACCGTCTCCAGTACCAGCACCAATGTCAGAACGCACCTGTGCGCCCGTTCTATACTTTACTTCGTTGCCATCCTGCACCAAGAACTTGTCCGTGTCCGTCGTAGCGGCAGCAGAGTTGACAAACATCTTTCCAACCCAGAAGTCTTGGTTGGGCACAGTAGTATCTGGGTCCGTAGTAAACTCAAGCGCTCCAGCAGGGGTTCCTGAAGACAGGGATGAAATAACGCTTCCGTTTGAATATGTGATTTCAATAGCGGCATCGCAATAATCCTCAGCGACAAGCCAAGCCTCAATATGATTATCTGCTTGTAGATAAAACTCAACATATACTTCAGCTACCGTAGAAGCGTCTCCTTCTACTCTATAGCGGTATTGAGCGCCAGTGGTTCTACGAGAGAAAATGATGTCTTGCGTTGCAGATTCAGTAGCTCCATCGCCCTGATCATACGCGCGATATATTTTAATATTAGCGTAGCCGTCTGTCGTATTCGTATTATCGTACAGCTTATACTTCTGCGTGCCTGAGGCGCTAGCAAGACTTACCCAGCTTTTCTTCAGGTTGGTTCCTCCGCTATAGTTGATGCCACCGTTAAGGGATAACGTCGTAGATGTAGACGATCCCTGACCCGTCACATCGCTAAGGGTAGCGGTGCTGCTGATAGTAAGTGTTCCGCTTGTGGTAATAGGAGAGCCGCTAACGCTGATGCCCGTTCCTCCAGTAGCAGCTACAGATGTAACCGTACCTCCAGCATCGGGAGAATCAATCGTAATGGTGTCTGTAGTGGCATTTGTAGTAATGGTAATGTTGTTACCAGCTACAAGCGTAAGCGTATCGTTGTTGCTGTCGGCTACAACCGTAGACTGACCAGAAACAGCAATGTTCTTAAAGATGCTCTGTGAAGATCCTCTGTCCGTGTTCTCTACCGTAAACGATGGGTAGGTTCCAGTGACGGACATACCCGTGCTCGCAGTAATAGATACCGTTTGGTCGGGGGCAGAGTTGGTAATCGTAAAGTTTGGATACGTTCCAGATGTGCTGATTCCTGTTCCAGCAGTAAGCACTACCGTTTGGTCTGGAGCGCTGTTTGTGATGGTAAGGGTGTCAGTGGTTGAGTTGGTAGATAACGAAATGCCAGTACCGCTTGCAACCGTTAACGTATCATCGTTAGCGTCAGCAGAAATGGTGGTATGACCACTAACAGCAATATTTTTAAAGATGTTCTGCGAAGAACCTCTATCGCTATTGGTGATGGTAAAGTTTGGATAGGTTCCGCTTGTTGAAATACCAGTACCTGCCGTAAGAACAACAGTCTGGTCTGGAGACGAGTTAGTAATAACGCCAGTAGCGGAGCTATAGCTAATGCCAGTGCCTGCGCTAATGGCAGAGCGAGCGCGGCTATCTGTAAAGTACAGATTCGTTCCTTCAGTAAGCGTAGAGGTTGTAAACGGAGCTAATGTGACCGTTGCCGTAAGCGTGGTAGCGTCTTCCTTCGTGAGGGTGATAATACCGCTTGAGGTATCGTACGCCAACGCTGTTGGGCTACGATTGTATGCTGTAGTCCAGTTTGCCTGTGAGGCTGTCGTGGGGAGTGCGTATCCAGTGTCAAATGAGACAGCAAGAGTTCCTGATGTTGTGATCGGATTGCCAGATACTGTGAAGCCCGTAGGCACCGTCATATCAACGCTCGTAAGCGTTCCGCCCGTACCAGTAGCGGAAATCGTTATAGCGTCCGTTGAAGCGTCAGTAGCAAGGGTTACACCAGAACCAGCGACAAACGTCAGCGTATCATCGTTAGCATCAGCAGTAATGGTATCTTCTCCAGCAACCGCGACACTCTTGAATATGTTTTGACTAGAGCCCTTATCTGCGTTTGCAATAACACCCGTAGAAGAGCTGTATGACATCCCGTCTCCTGCGGATAGCGATGCACGAGCACGAGCCGTAGTGAAGTACTGATTAGTGCCTTCCGCGATATCGCTAGTGGTAAGTACCACAACACCCGTCTGTGAGTTTACACTCAGTACATCGTCCGTAGAGTCCGACTTCTGCCATACGCTTCCGTCGTAAAGGGCAAGGTCATTAACAGCAAAGGTTATATCGCCAGCACCGAAGTTTACAGTACCAGCAACATTACACTTATATACCTCACCTACGCTGCCCGTTCCATTGGAAAGAGTAGGTGTATTCGTAGAGGCGTTCCAAAGACCCTTGTATACAAAGACGCTTGTGGGCAGCTGATAAGATGGAATCTTTCCGCTGGAATCAAGGGTGGCGACACCGCTATTAGCGCCTTTCTCGCTTTCAAGAATATAACGCCCATCAATATCTACCGTTACGGTTCCAGTGTCTTGCTGCGTAAGAGTTACCACGCCAGTCTCTGTAGAGAAAGACGCTGCGGTAATCATATTGTTGTACGCAGATGTCCAGTTCGTTTGGCTGGAATTCGTTGGCAAAGAATACCCAGAGGCAAAGCTTAATGCAATCGTTCCAGAAGATGTGATTGGGCTATTGGATACTGTAAAGCCAGTAGGAGCCGTGAGACCTATACTCGTAATATATCCGCCACTTGTCCAAGCAGTTCCTGTGCCAGTAGAGGACAACAGCTGACCGCTTGTTCCTGCGGAATTAGATGAATCATAGATTGCACCTTGAATGCGGGCGCTACCAACAATGTGCAACGCTTGAGTAGGAGAGGTCGTTCCTACACCAACACGTTGGTTGTTGTCAATAGCGAGAGCGGGAGCGGAACCGTCAATAGAGAAGCGAATAGAGCTGCTAGCGGTTACTGCTTCTGGATCGGCATTAATGAATAGGCTGCCAGTTGAATCTGTATAGATAGAACCAAGAGATGCTGTTCCATCAAAGAAGTTGATAAGGCCGCCGTCATCTCCGCCACTCTTACCAATTCTTAAGACGCTGCGAGTAGCGTTGCCTTGAGGAAGGGAGCCAACACCAAAGTTTCCTCCAGTGAAGAGGCCAGTAAATGGAGTGTCCTGCCCGTTTGTTAGTTCACCAGAAGATGGCGAACCAGCAGTACTTCCAATGGTTATTACGTTTCCGTAAGTATCTTTTATCTTTTGACCTCTTAAATCCATCTCTTAATATTTTACTCTTCTTCGTCCCATATTCTATGAGTATGGTTCCAAACAATTAGTGCCGTGTCCCAAATGTAGTTTCGGATTATTCGGCCAGTTTCTATGAACGTGTTGGTTATTTGAAAAGCTATACCGAGCATCTCTTATCCGATATAAGCTAATACACTTCCAGACGAACAAGTGACTTCAGCAAAAATTCCATAAATAGAAACCCCAATAAATAGAACAGCACCATCAAGCGAATCGCCATTTTCGGATGTCACACTTACTGTTGAATCTTCAAGGGCATAGACAGCTCGGTAGTATTCTCCAGCAACAGGTGTGGATGATGAAGTTATTAAGCGAAACCCATTTTCAGCAAAAGCAAGCTGCTGATAGTTGCTTGGGTTTGCGAGATTTTCATAAGACATAATTAGAGTAGAATTTAAAGATTTAGACTGAAACTCTTGGTTTTACAAAAGTAGTTATTATTTATTGAGTATGATGTCAACAATGTCAGTCTCTTCTTTAAGTTCAGGGCGCTCACCCTTTCGTTGAGAGATAAGCTTTGACTGCTGGACAGCCTGCTTTTCAATGCGGTTGTCCTTACGTTCTTCTTTCTCTTTCTCAAGGTTTTGCTTTACTCCAGATTCAATTTGCTGTTCGGCTACACCGTAACGTCCCTTTAGGTCTTCAAGCTGCATCTTAAGCTGATACTCCAACTGCATAAGCTGTGCCTGAGCCTGAGACTCTAGCTGAATCTTTTGAGCCTCCAGTTGAGCCTTGAGCTGCGCCTCTTGCATCTTACCTTGAGAGGCAGCCATAGCCGTCTGCTGATTCATCTGCGCCTGAAGCTGTGAGTTCTGAGATGCAATCTCTTGCTGTTGCTTTATGCGCTTCTTGCGACGAACAACGAGCAAACGCTCCGCTTGGTCAATATCACGCAACTGACGGATGGCAATAGCGTCTTCCAAGTCAATCTCTTTTTGCGCAAGGGCGACCTGAATGTTCTGCTCCAAGTAGGCACGATCTACTTCGTTCATATCGCTAACAACACGAACGCCGAAATTGTACATAGGAAGCTTAGAGAAAGAGCTCAGCACCTTCATATTCTCCTTACCGATAGCGTTCTCGTATGCTTGATACAAGATGCTTTTAGGAGGAACGATTTGAAGGCATTTAACGATGTCTTCGCACACTCTGCGGTACAATACCAACGAAGCGTTCGTAATGTCGTACAGCGCGTTGTTACCCGCAGCAAGCTGCTGCTGGCGAACACCTACCAGCTGGTCACCCTTAGGCGTAGTGCCGTCCATCACCTCGTTGATGCCCGTAGCATCACGGATCATACGCAAGTAGTGATTGTAAAGAGCTATAAGCTCATTGATGTTTCGGATAGTGTTATCCAAAGGACGAACAGGCGGATTCTGGAATCCCCCTTCTGGATTCTTACTGCGATAGTAGAAGACACCAGTTTGTTCGTAGATGTCTTGAATGTCTAGCGGTTGCAACTCTCCGCCCCTGCCGAGTTGGACGTTTTCCAGTCCCTCAATGTCCACGAGCAGTCCGTCAGGCTTCGCTTTAGCAATTGCTTGCTGAATCTTTAGGTGAGAAAGTTGAAGCTGGTCAGCAAATCCAATGACTCCAGAAACTATACTCTTAGGAATCATCCGACGGATATTGGTTGCAATCACGCTATAGCTCATACGAGTACGGCTGATGTCGTGTACGTTTTTAGGTACATTCTTCTTAAGACCGTAGTTGTAGATATGGTTCGTACCAACGATAAAGCATCCACCGTAAAGCGTAGCGTTCTGCATATAGACAGCCTCGCGGTCATAGACGCTATTAGTGGGTGCGTTATATTTTTCTCCTTTATAGTAGAAACCAATGTTTCCATAAGCACTTGTCTTCTTTTCAAAGATGACGTTGTCTACGCTTATAAACTCAAAGTCCATCACGTTGATGGTATATTGGTCGTATCCGTAGTTGTAGCGCTCAAGGTTGTTGTCAAAGTTTACACTCTCAAGTCGGTTGGGATTATTGCCAAAACGGTTCATTACCGTGCGGGCCATATTCTTGTATTCCTCCTCTGTGAATTGATCGCCAGCAATACGCTTTAGTTCAGTGATGGACATACTCTGAATGTGTCCAGCATATACGAGGTCCGTAAAGTTTGGATCATCCGTGTAGCTGTGCACAAAATATGCTGGATCTACGTACTTAGTGACAATACCGTAGTTAGGGTCGTTCTCACGCTTGACAACAGCCATACCAACAGTAACCAAATCATCTACACAACGACGATAGATACGCTCGTCAAAGTCGTTCCAAGAAAGCGTGAGGTTAATGCCAATCTGGGCAGCAATCTCTGCTGCTGTTTTTACGTTTGACTCCAAGAAGATTTCAACCTCTTCTGGCGTTTCTGGAAGCTCATTGGGGTCTACCTTAACTTTAAGGCCTGACGCTTTTGCTTCTTCAATAATGTCGCGGTTCTCAACGCGAATCTTTACCTTGTTCTTCTCAATGTCCTTTTCATTGCGAGAAAGAGGGTCAATAGCCTCTACATTCGGATACATCCGAGATGAAAGGATTTTGTTTACTACAATCTTTACAAACTTAGGGACAATAGGTACAGGAGTCCAATCCAGAGAAAGTAAAGACCCGTCACCGTTGTTAGGGTCCAGCGATGTGAGAATCTGCTTATAAATTGAAGTGTCTTGCGTACCGTTAGCATAATCACGTGAAATTTCAAATTCCCGCCAGCGTTTCGCATACAGGGAGCCATCAATATCCACGCCTCCCCATTGGGAGTAGATAGCCTTAGCGTATTGCAGCCCGTATTGCTTGGTAAGCTTCTTTGGCTGCTCTGCTAATGGATCTGGGAAAATAGACTCGTAATTTGATGATTTTCCAGTATAGTCCATTTAGTAAATACTTTATGGACAAAGATACAAACTACAATCAGCGAGTGATGGGGCGTACCTTCCTGAAAAACACCTTGCTATCAAAGTCGCTTTTAGGTTTTTGCTTTACTTGTTTTTGTGCTGCCAATAGGGCTAATCCGCTTGAGATAGACAAGTCAAATTTGGTACGGTCATCTATCTTGAAATTGATCCAATCTTCAAGGGTTCTGTTGAAGTACATCTTTCCAAATTCACCTGTATTGTTATTGATGCCTACGTGGTCGTGGATGTATGCCTCAATAGCTTGGGCGTGCGCTTGGATGATATCTTGAGAGTTTGATGGGATACCTTTTGTCTTTACTTTAACGTGCATAGTCCCAGAGCCTAAATGTTCGGGGCGGTCCATCAGATATCCATCGTAATTCCTTGATTCAAAGTATCTTGCGATTCCGTACTTGTTGTTCTCTATTAAGATGGGGTAGCCGTAAAAGACAGCAGCCATCAGCACATCCTCATAGAATATCTTAGCCAGTGGTGGGCGTGATGCATACTCCGCTACAAACATATTGGAGGGGTGCTCCATATTAAACTTGTTGAAGATATGACAGGCGCCCTTAGATGAACGGTAGTCTACAGTAGTGTCAATATCATAAGAGTCAACGCCACCGCATCCATAAACAGCATTAGGAGCAATACGTTTACCGTAGTCGTCTTTTCTTTTATTTCGCATATCAGCTGGAGGTAGCCACGCAACACGCCAGCGGCCGTTGGGGTCTGGCTTAAACAGTACCTCCGTATCCTGTTCGCCATTACGCCAAACAAAGTTCCCAATAACAACAGGGTTTGGATACAGATCATCGTTATACTGAACTTGCTCGTATATCTTCTGGATATTGAAGAGACTACTCTTTGTGGAATCACGGAAAGCTTCATCCTCAGTAAAAGGAAACTGACGTATAATCTCGTTAAGCTCATAGCTGTTGTGTTGTTGACCCTTTCTTTCGTTTTTGAGGAATGTTTTTGCGCCTATATCAGTAAGTGTGCCATCCTCCGTCATCACGGGTTTCTCTGGGTCTTCAACGATAGGATTACCGTATTGGTCAAAGAATCCTTCCAGTGCCTCGTATGCGGGAATGAAGATAGCATAAAGCCCGCTCTTTGTACGACCGTTCTCGTTGCGGTCTCTGGGGTCTGAGTCGTAGTATAGGTCGCGGTATTCACGACCGCCCTTGTCCAGCGGATTTACGGTAGACCCCACTAGCGCCTTCCCGATAATGCGGCGTCCTACCAGCAGACAGGTTCTATGGATGCGCCATACCTCACGGATGTCAATACCCTTTTCAAACTTACCAGCCTCGTCCAAAAACAAGACGTGTGTCTTAGAGCCGTCATAGGCGTTGCTAACGGTATTCTTCCAGTTAATGACTGTATCCAAAGCTTCTCCCTTTTGGACGCTCTTGTTCTTTTTGGTAATACGCTTAGAGGGCTCTCTAAATGCCAGCTCCTGACGTGGGTTGGTGGTACCGTCCAAGATGGGCTGAAAGAAGAAGGGGTAAGATTTGAAGATGGGCACTACTTTGCTGGAGAACACCGCAGCCTGAGCGTCCGTACCTGTCTTGCTCATAATGCCCAACAGCTTATCCTTTACTTGCGTGGCTTCATCTACCAGAATAGATGAGCTCATATTGGTGTACCCAGAACGACGGCACTTGGTATAAATCTGTCCCATACATCGTGGGTCCGCTTCACAGGCTGCCTGATGGATAAACAGCCTACGCTGAAACTCCAGATAGATTGGATAGCCTATGTCAATCTTGCTCCACTGCAGGAACATATAGTGATGTCCCGTAATGTATGTTGGAACACCGTTATTGTAGAACCATACGCCATTGCGCCGTCGTGCAAACTCCTGCTCAATGTATGGGCTGTACTTCTGCTGAAACTCCTTTGGAGCTGCATACCAGTCGTCCATCGTTTTAATGCTGCCTAGCTCTTTGGGCAAATCTTGGCGCTTCCATCGCTGTTCCTTCTTTGGCTTGTCGTGGAACAGAATATTTCTTTTAGCTGGCTTTTGGGGAAGCTGTATCTTCAGAAAGGCAATCTCAACGATCTCGCCCTCTGTGTCGTCAACACATATATTGATGACCGTATCCCCATCTGTCAACTTAAGACCTGACATTACTTCTTGATAAATTTCTCAGCAAAGCCTCCGCGATAATCCGTTTCTTCTGCAATGCTGCCGTTTTCGTCTAACGAAGCCACAAGCTCCTCTAGTTTCTGGCGCTCAACGATTAACTCCTTACAAGCCAGAGCAGTATCCTTGATGGCTTGAAGTTCTGCTTTACGTGCAGACCCAGTAAGCTCCTGATCTACAGGCTTTTGTATTTCCGCCGTCATATTGCGGATAGCCTGTTCCATTGCGTAGATAAGATTCTGAGCAGCGTCAGCTGTTGAGTATACTACCTCTCTACTACCATTAGATGTTGAACGAGCATTCGCCATAGCTTTTCGTTTTCAATTTCCATTTCATAGTCAGCATCCTTTTGGAAGAAGACCACATCTCCTACAACAAGACCTTCTTCTTTAATCTTATCGCTGGCGTATTTAATTTTTCCTTTCTCGTTGCGAGGGGTGTCATATGAGACTATCTCAAGCAAGTCGCTCTTTAGTTTGGCTTCTGGCTCAATAGGTTCAAGGAATACCCAGTCGCCAAGTGCAATGATCTCACCAGTATCTTTTTTCTTGACAGCATAAGCCTGTGAAGAAAAACCGCCATCGGGATTGAATAGCACCTGATAGAGGTGGTGCTTTTCGTCCACAGATTGTGGGGTGATAACTACGTGGTGGTGGAAGTATAGCGTGTCGCCCTCTTCTACTCCAGTATTGTATTTCTGTGGTACGCCCACAACGGTTCCCTCCATCACGCGGTGCTGAAACTCATTGAACTTAGTGTCAATGTAAATCTCTACGTCGCCAATCTTTTTGGTCTCTTTAACGCGCTCAGGTACGTGTACAATAAAATGGTATAGTGGTCTCATCAGAAGTTGCAATCAAATTCAAGTAGTACAGGAGAGTTCTCAATAGCCTTCCACAGCATAATACCCTCTTCACCCTTAACGTAGATGAGGTAGCGGCGTTCTTTATACTTATGAAGATGCTCTCCGTCTAGAATGATGCAGTCAACCTCTGCCTCTCCAGCACGCTGGCCCACATAGTAAGCCATAGCTTTTAGTGGGTCATTGCCCACGATGATCTTACGAATGATATTCATTTTAATTCAATTTAGGCGTCACCACCGCTACCAAGCCAGTAGTCTACGTCCCCGAAGTTGGGACCTTCTTCTTCTGAGTAGGTAGCAGCGAGATGCGTCATTAGCGATGCCATCTCCGACTCGTTGTCTACAAAGATACTGGAAACAGCATTAACGCGATAACGACCGTCTTCCTCTTCTTGGTCCAAAAGACCAACGCAAAGAATGCTCATATAGTCGTCCTCTAGTTCGTAGCTTCTGGCGAGGTCTTCAATATCCTCAAACTTTTCCCGAACCTTTATAAAAAATTCAATTTTATTTTGCTCCTTTCCTGTCATATTAGTAGCTATAGAGACCTTTCACACTTCCTCTAAGATACATCGTTTCTCCGATATCGTTGGATGCACGAACCACAAGATTATCGCCAGAAATGACTGCCGAAAAAGTAAGGCCAGAGGTAGTGGAGGATCCAAGCTCAATATCAACAGAGTCGCTATATACTGGAGCTGTTCCTGCTGTAGAGGAGTCCCAAGCAATAACAAAGCGACCAATGCGCTTACGAGACTCGGAAAGGTTATATGCTACATAATCAATAACAAGACCCTTGAAGTTTGCAAACTCACAGCTAAACCACGTTCCATTGGTTGTTGCGTTTGCAATATCATATCCTTCAGAAGAGTTATAGGTTGAGGCATCGCCATTAAATTGCTCACGAACAATCGTATAACGGCCAGCGTAGTAAATCTGTGTGTCGTTGTATGTAAACAAAGAGCTTGCTCCAAGAACGCCAGAATCGTTGTATTGAATCTGACCGTCCGATCCAGCAGCCGCTGCAACTACACCAGTATTGATATACGTCTTAAGATTGTTAAGGGTGATATACTTGTGGGCTGTGGCTGAAGCGTCATAGATAAAGAAGCTGTCTGCCGTTGCTGCTGTTTCGTTGGTGAGCTGGCTAAGCGTCGTTGGAGCGTCCAAAGAAATTACATCGCTTGTAAAGTCAATAGGAGCTGTGGCTGTGATGGTATCGCCTGAGGTGAAGGCAGCAGAGCCAAGCGTGCGCTTGATAACATTTCCGCTAGCGTCAAGGAATAAAGCGCTGGTTTCGGTCTCGCCCGTTGTAGGCGTTACCCCGAACAGAAGCGTTCCGTTTACCTCTACTTTAGTGGTAGATAGTTTAAGCGCGGTATCGTTTCCTGCGCCGTCCTCAATAACTTTTGTTGTAGATGTTGCTGTCCCGCTCTCCAGCTTCAGGAGCGAGGGATATGCGTCTTTAACTTTTTGACCAGCAAGTGTTGCCATAATAAAGTACTTTTGTACAAAGATACATTTAATTCAATTGCCTATGGGATCTAAGAAGATCCACAAAAAAGAGGACAAGAAGTTCAGGGACTTTGCCTACTTAGACAACCGCCCTGCTACTCCCGCTAAATTCTATTACAAGGCCATACGCTGGGCCAGAGAGCAGTCTGGTTTACAAGCCCGTCAGATAGAGTTTATGTTCTTTGTGCACGACCTTGAGTTCTTTACCATTGAATGGGTAGCAGCACAGCTCAGTGTAAGCTACCCTCAGGCACGCGATAAACTTATTGGACCTCTTATGAAGGACGAGTATATCTACAAGTACTTTGATAGGTTTGCTGTTTCCTTAGATGATGAGGGTATGTGGTTCAGAGAAGAGCACCGCTGGAACTTCAGGGTTCGCTATGCCCTCACCCAAAAGGGGAAGCTGTTCCTTAGCCGCCTATACAAGATAATGAGTGGGGAGGAGAAGATAACACTTGAGTATCACCAGCGTACCGTCCACACAAAGAAGATACCCTACGAACAGAAAGGACCTACGCATACACGCCTGATTCATACAAAAGGCGTAGAGGATAGTCCTTTGGCTAAAAAGCTAAGGGAGAATAAGGCTAATGCTCGGAAACAACGCGAAATGGCATCTCCAAAGAAGCGTTCTCGTGAGGAGTAAATTTACCCTCGTGCTTCATTAGGAAGTAACGACCGCCCTTGTTCATCCAGTGGTATCCTTCAGGGGCCTTAACCATCTTCTTGGTTTCTCGCTTCTTGGCTTTCATAAGATAATTTATTTATCGGTGAGGAGCGCAACGACTCATTTCTTAGCGCGGTTTTTTGTAGCTTTCATAAAACGCTTTTCGTCGTGATCATAGTCCAAGCCATCGCCGTTGCCGTACTTGCCAGCCTTGCGATTCATCTTATTAAGGAAAGCCCGATACTTCTTACGCTCCTCGCTGGAGTGGTATTTGGTATCGTATGCCTTCTTTTTCTGTTTGGCTTCAGGATTTGAGTCGTAGTACTTCTTAGTCTTCATCTTCCTCGTAGAAGCAAGCCTTTACCTTCGTAGTTGTACTTTTTGGCTTTCATCACTTCTTCATTTTACGAAGCATAGCAAAGTCAACAGCAGAAATCTTTTTGTCCTTATTGGCGTCAAGCTTCATCTGTCCACCCTTGATGTACTTCTTCATCTTTCCTCCGTACATATACATAGGCATCTTACCTCCACCCATCATCTTTCCCTTGATGGAAGAACCATTAGGGAAGCTGTATCCCTTAGCGGCAAGCTCCTTGTCGTACTCCTGAAGGGCTTTCATTCCTTCTCCTTCAAGTAGGCTTTCGCGCATACCTTCAATACGACGCTCCTCAAACGCCTTTTCTTCAGCTTTGGTACGCTGGGCTACTCCACCGACCTTTGCCTTCTTCTTGGGGTCTGGGTCAATAGGACCACCCATCTGATACTTCTTAGCTTTCATAGTTAACGTATTTAGTTTTTCCGTTTTGTTTTACTGCGCGTAGGATTTGGCCACGATTCTTTCCATAATGATATGATACGTGTACCCAGTCGGGACACTCCTTGCTTCCAAACTCCCAGATAAGCTGATCAAATACCAAGTTATCCTTTATATAGTCAAACACCTCTTTGTTCTTACCGTTGCAGGTAGAGCCATTGCATACATCAATATCTGCTGCTGCACCATTGAGAGCACAATGCTGAGACGTACCACTGCCCCCAACAGCTTTATTCAGCTCAGGTACGCGTAGTCCACTGGTAATAAGAATAGGACCAAGCTCATCACGAAGAGGTTGTAGAACATTTGCACATAACTCACGCAAGTATTCTGTTTGCTGTTCATTGGGTGTATTGTCAATACCAAGACGCTTAGCCGTCACCGACTTGGTCATCTCCGCCAATGAGAAGTTCTTACTTAGTTTCATAAGCAAACTTGTTTGCGGTGTTGAGCGAAGCGATTCATAACACAAAGATAAATCTTATTGTGATAGGGGATGGTCCCATACAATACATTGGAATGATCCCAAACAATCCTATGAGGTCCTCACAGCTATAAAAATCACCCTCTACATTATATTTACAAAATGAACCACTGTAGAAAGTGTGGAAAGAAAACAGACAACCCTAAATATTGCTCTAGGTCCTGTGCTGTTTCCGCAAACAATAAGAAGAACAAAAAGAGAAAGCTGTCAAAGCAATGTATCTCCTGCGATAAAAAGATCCACAGCAACATATCCTATTGCAAACCCTGCTGGAAGATAAAGAACGGAGAGGTAGACCGTATGCTTAAAGAAGTCATCTACCAAAAAGGGAATAGAGCTTCCGCCTACTCCATCGTGAGAGGCCGAGCAAGAACCATTGCCAAGAACAACAATATGAATACTTGTCAGAAGTGTGGCTACAGCAAACACGTAGAGATAGCACACATAAAAGCCATCTCTGAATTCAAGGACACCGCTATGCTTAGTGAGGTCAACGCACTATCTAACCTTATGGCGCTATGTAGAAACTGCCACTGGGAGATGGACCACAATCTATAGATGCGTGTTATAACATCATTTGGAAATGTCATTTTTTTGCTGTAACTTCGCCTTGTATTAGCGAGGTAACCACTAACCGACACATAGAACAGACCGTTCATTCACATCTCGCTCCCCTAAAACGAACGTTCCATATCGCTGATAAGCGCGGGCCTCAAGCCCCAGCGCGATCAGGAACTAAATTCCGATCAGCTACGTTAACCACTGAATACGGGCGCATTGTATTCTTTTGCAAAGGGCTGCTAACAATCACTCATAACAGCAAATAGCTAATAACTAATGGGATACACCACCTTAAATCAGATGTGAGTTATACGGGGGTGGGGGATTCTATACTTATATTACCATTACAAACACAAACCCGAAACGCATTGCGCAACGTATGCCCCCCCGCGTAGCCCCGTTTTCCCCGAAACTTTCAGCGTTTTACGAAGTGGTGCCCCGAACCACTGGCGGGACTGGC